CAAACTTTCATATGTAACAATTTTACCTAACTCTTGTCCAAGATCCTGTCCTTCTACTATAACATGTAGATTGTTATGCTGTCTATCATTTTTTCTATCATAGTAGTCAGTTTGGATAACCGTGCCGCCTGATGCTTTAAATACTTTAAAACGAATACATTCTGTGTCTGGTTCGTCTACACACGAAAGTTTAACTATGTGGTGGTCGTCCTCTTTTAGAGCCCAGTTGCGTAATCGTTTTTTAATCCATCTCATAGTGTTTCATCCTTGGTATATTTAGACCAGTCTGTAAACACTGATCGATCTTGTAAGTCATGTATGTTGTGACACCATACTCCGGGGTTGGTTGCTCTAAAGTCCTTGTCATCTAATTTAAGTGTTGCGTTATAGCCCAACTGTTTGATGTATGGTAGTTTAACACTGATCATAGGAATAAAGTTATTGTACTCTGTCAGTGGACCTTCGAGCAATCCTTCAGCACAGGCAACATCGATATCCAAGGTACACATATAATAGTGATCACCGCCTAGTCCACTGCGTAACATAGTACCAATCATGTCTTCCCATAGTCGCCATTGTGGGTTGTTGATATCTAACTTTGGAAAACTTTGGTTAGCACCAAAATAGATATGATCGCATTTATGTGCCAGTGCGTTGGCATGAATTTTTGCAGGATTTTGAACGCCCACAACAAACAATGTTCGCATACCAAATGCAGGTGTGTGTTCTACTTCTTCACCTACAAAGAATTGAACTTCCTCGTGCCCAGGTCTATCCATTTTTTTCTAACTCGTCTAATTTGGCAACTTCATCTTCAGAGAAGTCTTCACCGTGTTCTGATTGTACATTATCTTGTTCATTCGAGTCAACAACTTCGAACAAGTTGTTAAATTGTGGTCTTGGACTGACAGTTTTTTCACCTTTGAAACCACGTGTACCAATGATATCCATCCAGTATCTACTGTAGTGTTCGATTATGGCTTCTGATTCTTCTCTGCTGTCAGTGGCAAAAATGGCATCTACGATGTCCTTAAACATACTGTTGTCGCCTAACTTCTTTTTAGTGCCACTAAATCTCATCATGTGTGGCCAATGCCCGGCATCGTATTCACGATTGGCACGTTGTACGCTTTCAATATGCATCCAAACGTTATGGCCCATTAGCAAAGCATAACTGAAACTATCCCATGAGGTTTTGCCTTCTTTACCAATCTTGTTTAAATCACCGGGTTTGTAGATACAGATGTCTTTCATCTGTAATAATTTAGAGATTGGGGACTCGTCAAAATGATCAATCAGTTTATCGGCTAGTACCGCTTGTCCAAACGGACGTGTATCAGTTGAATACTTCTTGTCATCTACAATCGGACTCATTCTATAACACCATTTGCCTTCGTGCGGCAAATCAATGTGATGATAGACCTGTCCGTTAGCAGTTGCTAGGAATGGACTTGCACAGTCAAAGCTGATGGTAAAGGCTGGGTTCACATACTTACGTACAGCACGTTGAATATCTGTAAGGAGTATAGCCCATTCTAATTTGCTTGTACCTAGGAAGTGCATCCAATCGTGAATGCCTTCTTGTAACAATCCATCGTGACGTAGTGCCACTAAACGTTTCAAAATTAAATGAACATCACACATGTTCTGACCACCCATGGCCCAGCCATCAAAGTGTGTGTCCGGATAAACGTTAGGGTCACAATAGACTTTCATTGTTTGATACCAGTCCTCTGCCGAAGTGTGGTTGTCACCTTGTAGCACGTTTAAGAACTTGGTTCCGCCGTTTTTCTTTCCACGACGGTGTTTCATAAAGTAATCATTGTTGTACTTGGTGGCATCTACTGCTTCTTGTAAGGTAGTAATACCACAGGCCGCACTTGCTTTCTTGTCGTGAATTACCCAAGTTGGAATATCAAGAATCATGCCATAGTTGCTGACTCCATCTAACCATTTAAGTACGGCTTCTCGTTTCTTTTGTGCAGCATCAATCAGTTTCTGATAATTCTTAGCATGATCAATTGTGACAGTTTTTGGATTGCCTTTTTTATCTTTAACAGGTTGACCGTTTTTGTCTAGCACTGGACGCACCTCAACACCTTGTGCTACCAAATCTGCCATCTTTTGTTTGACTTCGGTACTGGTTGGATCGCGCCACTCGCCTTCCCACAAGCCTTTGGCAATCTGGAATCCACCAGAGTCACCTAAGATCAAGGTATTAGGATCACGATTACGAACCATGTCCTCTGACCAGTCTTGCTTGGTCAAATCTAAGTTAGCATGCCCGCCTGAGTACAAGGACCACTTGTAAGGGAATAGGCCCTTTTGATCATTGAGCCAGTTCATCTGTTCCATGTCAGTAAGTCCGGCTGGCATGCGTGCAGGATCTACATAAGGGGGACTAGAAGTATCTCTTTGTTTGCCTATAAACGTAGCATAGAAACCAGATATAGCTGGCAAGAATACTGCGTAATCATTTTGTTTACTTGTTAAATTATCCTGCGACATTGTCTTCCTTGACTAATGCTTGTACTATTTTTAATTGTTCTTCGGCCTGTTTAAACTTTTCGTATGCGTCCTTGATAGTAGGATTACGTTCAGCCATCTCACGCCAGTTCTGTTCTTCTTCCATTTTTTGACGAGCCCATGTTAAAATGGAATTTGTTTCTGCACTTGTTTCAATACTGGTGCCACCACCTAACTCTAACCACGAATTGCCATCATACACTTCTAATCGTTGCATGTTGGTGTTATAACGCACCATACCAGCACTTTGACTTCCGGGACTGATATAAGGTACGTTATTATAAGTGTTTACACTCAACCATGGAGAGTTAGTTACAACACTTTTAAGCATTATTTAGATTGTGCTGGAAGAATGTAGTTGTAAGTTGCCAATCCAGAGTCAACAGTAATCATTGCCGCTCCGTCGTCGCTGATCTTGACTACTTTATCTCCAGTTAGATCCATGATGCTGATAAAAGTTTTAATAGGCCATGCCCAGCTACGTTTCAACTGACCTTCTACACCTGGTTGGAATACAAAGTTACCTGCGTGTGTTGAGTGGTCACCAAAGAAAAATTTCAAGTCGCCGTTTTCTGTTTTGGCCTGAAAGTTTACTTCTTCTGCGTTGGCTTGTGCTTGCATTTTTAAACGCTGAATACTGGCCACAGTTGGTTCAAATTCAATGTGCCAATTTACACCTTTGAATTTCACTGTTTTGAGTTTTTCGTTGACAATCTCACTTGCCATAAAACGATAGTTGTTTTTGAAGTCACCACTGGCATTTTCAAAGTTAATACCGTCGGGTGCACCTGTGTCTTTGCGTGTCACAGATAGTTTGGCATTTTCTTTGTACTCTTGAATGTTTAACAAAATGTTGAGTTTGGTTAAATTAGGCATACCGAATGTACCTACAAATTCTGCCACTGGCGCAGAGTATTTGCCTTCAACTACAACTGAACGATCTTCAGCCATACCACTAATTGCTGTTTCGTTAGCGTCGCCTGTAATTTTAACTAAGTCAATAATACCTAATTTATGTGTGTGTTCTACTAAGTCTAATAAATGATCTCTCATGTGTTTCTCCTATGATATGTAATTGTAACTGGTTTATTTAGAATTTGCAACTGGTTTGTGAACAATTTTTGCCAGAGTTTGTCCGCCTCTCAAACTGGTAAGTGCACCGGGTTTACGCAATTCTAGCCAAGTAGTTGGACCATTGTTGTCCCAACTGAATATGTGATTGTAACCAACTGTTGATGCAAAATGCTTGACCAATGATCCAGGTGTGTAACAAGCATATCTTTGTTCAGCCAGCTTTACTGCTTTGTCTCGATCACAATCGTTGAATGTCATGATCAGCGTACCGCCCGGTTTTAATTTTTGGTATATCTCTGTTAAGTATGCTCTAATAACTTCAAATGGTTTGAATTCAAAGAAATTGTACACCAAACAAATTCCAAATTGATTATCGGGGATTTTATCTAATATAGCTGTGTCTATATTTTCTCTAATTGTGTATAGTCTAAGTCTACGTTGGTATTCTTCTGTGAATTTATCAAATGCCGGCATCAATAAATCGTGATGTTGTGCTACCAAATACAACGGGTCAAATCCAACCATGTCTTCAACAAATTTTTCTAGCCCAGGTTGAATGATCATACCCGGATGTTGCCAGTCAACATAATTTTGTATTCTTGATCGTAGTGTATTTTCAATATCTTCGGCCAATTGGGGACGTCGATTAAGCACATGCTCTGTTGAGTCGTTACGCATTTCTTGATCGTACAAACGATAACTTTCGCGAAACCAAAACTTTTCTTCAAGCTCAATTTGATTTTTAATTTCTTGTTTGAGTTCATTGACTTTGTTTTCAAATTGGTCTATGCTTTGATGAATTACATTATACTGTTCATCTAATTGTTGCTTAAAATCTCCCAATTGAATTTTTTGAGATTCAACCAGTTGAGTAATTTTTCCAAGACCTAACTCAACTTCTCTTTGTGCTGTTCGAGAAGACAGTGTGTCTAATGCGGTTTTATATGCTACAAGATCACTCAGCTTCATATTACCACTCAAACAATGTTTGGAATGTGTTATCTGTATTAGTAGCCGACGCTAAGTCCCAATCTAACACACCTAACAAGTTATCTACTTTACCATCAATCACTGTGGCTTCCATTTCGGCATCATCAAATGGCAACTCTTTGAACCATGCTGGCAAATGTATTTCATCAGTAGGATAACCAATGGATGTCCAACCCAGGGCATTTGATTTTAGTTTACAAACAATAGTTTTCATACCATCGACAATTTGTAAACTATAATTGTCTCCATTCATTTTGCGTAGATTATTCCAGTTCAGTGCGGCTCGCACATGTCCTGGCATGTTGGCTTTGCCTTCACGCTCTTCTTTCTTGCCGTACATGGTCAAGTTGTTCACACGTTTAGGACTACCTTTTTCCCAACCTGGACGTTCTTTGAACGCATACTTAAATTCACGAATCTTCTCTACAATTTGTTCTTTACCGGCACCTGTTAGCACGTCGTGTAAGATATCACTTAAGAAGTTTTGAATAACCACCGGCGTATCACTACGCTTTAAGTCAAGACCCATGGCTTTGACTTTGCCAGGTTTGCCATCTGTGTCTACACGCTTGCCTTCTTTGTCTATGATCATTACGGCATAACGCTTCTTGGTAATAAACAAACCTTTTGAAGCAACAACTTCTCGCCCGCCTTTGATCACAGCACCCATTTCTCGCGGACAATGAAATGCCTGTTCCATAAACGCTGGAAAACTTTGGTTAACCTGATCAGCGATTGAGTCATACAAAGCAATACAAGTTTCCTTGGACCAGTCCATACGACCTTCTTCTACTTCTTTCTTGAGAACAGGCCAGGCACTGAAATAACAAGAGTCAGTGTCACCGTAGATGATAGTTTCGCCTACGTGATCATACTTGCCTGTGATACATTCGTTGACGTAAGCATCCATGTGCTTGGCAATAGCTCGACCGGTAAGGGTAGTACTTTGACCAATACGCTTGTCAAAAAACCTACAGCCAGGATTAAGAATAGCACCATACAAACTGTTAAGATTAATCTTTTTAACCAACTGACGCTTGTCCCAGTATTCTTCATCTTCTTTGGTCTCACATTGTTTGAGTTTGGCCTGCATTTGCTTACGTTCGGCATACCAACGTTTTAGCAATCCAGGAATAATACCTTCGCGTTCAAATGTAAAGATTGTACCATTGGCACTGATAATCCATGGTTGGTTACTGTTAAAAACAATATTCCATACTTCGGCTGCTGAGTGAACTGTTTCATCTCCATCTTGCCAGTCAATGGTAATCTCTGTTCCTCGTTGCTGTTCCATTACAGCGGTATATTCTAACGTGGCAAACAAGCCTTCCCAAGCTGCTGCAAAGCTGGCACCACCTGCCATCTTTTCACGGATGTAGTAGTTGGTCATTGTGGGTCTTAATTGACCGATGATTGTTTCCGGCCCCATGTTAAGAGCACGGATCGCTGAGGGGTAGAGCGAGTTAATGTCGATTGAACCAATGTATTCGTGGATACCTTTTTTGGGGTAAGCAACGTAGGCACCTGCGGCTTGCGTATCTTCATCTGTAAGTCTTTCTCTTCGATTAGGTACAACCATTCCACGTTCGTGGGCTTCATTAATAATAGCTTGCTCTGTTACGGCTACAGCTCCCATTGTTGTCTGTAGCAATACTGTGTTTTCATGTGCTAGTGTGTTGGCAAGATCTAAAAACTTTAGTTTAGCATCTAGCTTGGCCAACAACATGGTATCTTGTCTGTTATACTCAATAAACGTTTTAAAGTTTTGATTGTATAACTGATCCAACGTACCTTCAAATGCTGTCTTGCGTTCATCTAATTCGTATTCGCCGATGGCATCCAAACTATAACTATGGCGTTCTTCATATGTGTACTTGCGATACAGTTGCATATAGTCCATATGCACACGACCAATTAAGTCATAAGTTTGTTGTTCGGCACCAAAGCGTTCAAACATACGTTGCTTGGGATACTGATTCCATAAACACATACGACGTGTGTCGTCTTTGCTTAACACACGAGTAATACGGTTAATGGTATACGGAATATCGAAGCCCTCACTGTTCCACCCAGATAGTGCATCAGCGTCTTCAATTAGATCCAAAAACACATTCAGCATGTCTGCTTCGCTGGTAAACATCATGCAGTTTTCAAACTGGGCACAAATCTCTTGTGCTGTTTCTTCGCTCATGTGTTTGGGTGGAATTACCAGCGTGACCATTTGTTCCAACCAACCCAAGTAAACTGAAATAGCAGTTATTGGATTAAAAGGATCTTCGGGTCGACTAAAACCACGTTCGGGATCAAAGTCGACCTCAATGTCAAAAAACGCTGTGTGTAGTTTGGGGCCGTCTTGCCCTTTGTAGTTTTCTTCTAAGCAACGGAAGATTGGATTGATATCAGACTCATATAACTGCTTGCCTGACTGAATACGCATTTCCTTACGGAACTCTTTGTTGTTGCGTGTGCTGAAACGACTTACCGGTGTTCCATAGATTGATTGGAACTTGCCTCTCGGATCATCGTAATAAAAAATGTAGTTGGCTGGATATTCGCGATACTCTCTGCGTCCATCCTTACGCTCAACTACATGTATGCGATCGTGTTCACGATCAAAAAGTGCATCAATATAACTCATTCTTCTCCAATTGTGGCTGGTTGGCCATGATTCATGCTCGTAACGTGAGCGACTCGCTGTTGAATAGCAACAGTACTTATAGTGTCTTGCCAGTCATAGTCAAGATTTGTTCCAACAATTCATAGTCTGATTGCTCTTGACCAAATCCAGCTTTGTGTGCTAGCTTGACTGCTTTCTTAAGAATGCCTGGTTTGATTTCCATTTCTTCTGCTACTGCTTTGATAGTGTCATTGAGTCCGCCTGTGAGAGTTTCAATCTCGTGCATGACCTGACTACCTTCGTTGATGATTTGTGTTAGTTTAGCTGTTTGTTCTGCTGTAAATACGCGATCTGACATGTGTGTCTCCTAGTTAGTAACAGTGTTATTATACAGGGTTTGTGCAGTAATGCAAGACTTTATTTTACCAAATACTCCGGCCAAAGTTCAAGAAAATCAAATCGGTTTTTAAAATATTTGGTTTCTTGTTCTTGGTGCCATTTAATACATTCATTTAAAATATCCGTAGTACTGGTAGTCATTGAGGATTCGAGTAAGTCTTTTATTTTTATCAAATGATAACTCATATCAGGGTATGTGTTGATACATTGATTTACTTGATCTAATGCTAAGATTTTAAACGGCTCCGGAAATAAAAAAAAGTTAAGAACAGCGGGCTTAGTTACACCAGAAGTTAAATTTATAGTTAGGTTTTTAAATGTATTGGCAAAGTCATACAGTTCAACTAGGTTCAATGCATTATATACACAATACTGGCTTTGTAATATAACTGGGGAGGTTGATTTGCTTGTGAGTTGTTGCAAATTTTGAACTTGTAAATTCCAATCTGCGCCACGTCTAACAAATTCAAACCTCTGACCAATAGTTTCCATGCTTACATACCAGTTTACATTTTTACGTGTAATTAACTTTTGAAAAATTTCATTCTTGTCAAGATCAACGTTTAGATTAGTAAAAATTTCTATGCTAGTGTTTTCATTGATTGCATCTAGTAACCGCAAATTTTCTTTAAGTAATAATGGCTCACCACCAAGCATGCTAACTCTAGTTAGTTGATTACGATTAGAATCGATAAGTTTAAAAATTTCAGTGATGTTATCATCGTATATTTTAAATGGTTGTATTGGAATAGTTTTAGATTCTAGTTGCCTCCAGGTGCTGCTAAAATTTGAGTTACAGTACATACAACTTAGTTGGCAAGTAACTCCCCATCTAGCATCAACTGATTTTAGTATAAAGTCTTCAAGTTTATCAACCTTTAGGTCTTGATCTAAAAATTCTGAATACCATTCTTTTTCTACACACCCATCACAAAAAGATGTAGATTTCCCGTCAAGTAGATCTTGTTTTAGTTGATTTAAATTATTGTCGTTGCCGGCGGTGTAGTTTTCTATTGACTCAAAAATTCCTCGTCCACCACAACATGGTTTAATTTGATTTTTTTGACTTATGTGTAAATTTACCCATGGTGCAATACAAAATGTATCAGACACAACGTTAGAAAGATTTAAATGCATATATTTAATTAGCTCACTTTAGAGGTTCACGGTAGCGAATCGTTACTATCTCAGCCCAGCAGCCGGGCCACCTACGGTAACTAGTACCGGTCCTAAGGTGATTCTTTGGGTCCAGGAAACCGTGTAGCACTTGGACGATTTGGGTTGTATTCTTTGTTACAGGCTGGGTTGATTGTGGCAACAATACGTGTTTCTAAATCTTCTAGTTCTTGTTTAAAAGTAAGAGATCCTGTATTGGGTCTAGGGTAAAATCTCAATGTAATATCTTTAAGATCGTCAATGCCGTAGCCAGCGGCAGCAAACTTTTGTGCAAATGATTGCCAATTAGCCATTTGTTTGGCCGAACTACAATTGTCTAATAATTTTTGTATGTGTTTGTTCCAGCGTTCTGTGAAATTATCAGCAGCAGCAATACCTACATAAAAGTAGCCCCAGTCTGGGTGATGCCACACATATATTCCTGACTGACGTGTTTCAGCAGGCCGATCTCTACGTAACTGTATACTCAATCCTGGGCGGTCTGGAAATGGTTGTACTGCTTTAAAAATTGAATAAAAAGGATAGCGTACACTGCGACCCAAACGTTCAATTTCTGTAATTCTCATACTTCACTGTAGGGATTTTGTGGACGATCTGTGCCATCAGATTCAGGTAACACTGGATAACGATCCTGTGATGCCAACTCTGGATCATTCCATACATTACGATTGTTTAAAATTTGCTGGCGTTGTTGATTGGTCATGCCAAGCCTTCTGCTCGCAATTGGGCTTTGAATAATTTCTTAGCTTCAGCAAAACTAGAAGCCACAATTTCAATCACTCTGTCTGAGTTTGCCAAACCAAATTTGTATGTTTTCATTTTATTTGCCAGCCTTTGCTAGGGCTGCTCCTTTGTTAAAACTAGGTGACCATGGGCTCATTCCATCTACACCACCTCTTGCTTTTGACCAATTATATCCAGCTCTGTGACCTGAACAGTCTTTAGTACATTCACTGCCTAAAAAAGTTAATTCATCTAATTGTTCTTCGCCTACTTTAGTAGCAACATTCTTGGCCTTGCCACGTCGTTCTGGATTAGGATCTTCTCTGCGCTTTTTAGCAGCTGCCGATGCACGCTTCTTTTTGCCTAATGCGTGTGCTTTAGCTTGTGGCAAACATTTTGGCTTACCTTCCTTGCTAGATCCTCTAGCACAATCACCACGAATTTTACCATCAGGTCCAAATCGTACCCATTTTTCTTTGAACCACTTGCGTAGGTCTTCGGTGATGAACTCTTCGGCTCTCATTTTTTTGTCTTGTTGCCCCAGTTGGCAGCACCTTTTTTACGACACTGAACTAGCGCACCTGATGCATAAGCTGACGGCCATACTTTGTAACGACTCTTAACTTTGCGATAGCAAGCGTCTTGTTTTTCATCTACCTGTTGTTTACGATCTTGTTCTTTAGTTTTCTTTTCAGCATCTGCACGAGCTTTGGCCATTACTTCTTCACCACGCTTGCGACTTGCTGTGCTCTTAGCCTGTTCACGTTCCCATGCACGTTGTAATTTAACTGCAGCACTCATACGAGCCTCATCTGTAATTAAATCTTCTGCTATATCTTCATCGTCGGCAAATGGCAAATACCAGAACCAGTTTTGGAAACCACCTGGGTTAGTATCGTAGTCCATGTGAGCACGATTTCTGGCACCGTTTAACATGCGTTTAAATTCTAATTCAGCACCATGCTCAATGGCAATAGCTTCTAAAGCATCATATAGTTGTCCAGCAAGATAACTGTCTCTATACTTTTCAATTTTAGGCGCAAGTTCGCGATACTTGTCTGCTAAATCAATGTGTAGATTTTTAATTGCACCCTCATGCACAGTTTCACTGCCTTTGATTAATGACCAATTTTTGCTGGCCCATTCATCCTTGGTCATTTTATAGCGACTGTAAAATGCCACAGGTTCTAAATTCTTATAGTCTTGGTATTCTATATCAAGATCGCTCATGCGGCTTTCAAACAAGTCATTGAGTATCATTTTGTATATCCTAGTTTGCGTCCAGCATCATTGATGTCCAACAAACGTTGTTTGAGTTCTGGATAGTTGTCACGTTGACGAGGATCTAATAATTGTTTTTGAATATAGTCGCGCTTGTCTAACCAGTCTGCGCGATCACGGAAAGCGTTGTAACCACCTCGATTAGGCATAGGTATTACTTCACCTTCGCGAACAACTTTGCGTAGATGTACTTCCCCGCCTAGCTTTGTTTGCATTTCTTCTGCATCTTGTTCGGCACGTTTTAAATCTTTGAGTTTATAAAAAGCAACTTCCTGGCCGTTGTGTGTGAGCATGTAAACTTCTTGTCGTTGATACATTGGTTGTCCACTGCGATCTAATGTATTTTCAGGTAAACGTTCTCCTGTTCTGGCACTAACGGCTGTGCCTGATCCTGGCTCATGTGCTTCTGGACCTGAGCCAGCTGGTTGATCTACACCAAATCCATAGTCAAACTTTTTAACAGTCTTGCCTTTCTTGGTAAAGAATGCTCTAACCTTAGCAGGATCTGTTTCGTCATTTGGCACACGCACTCGTGTTGTTGTGCCATCAGTGAAATACACAGTCCAAATTTCTGGACCGCCTTCTTTTAATTCGCTTGCTCTCATTTCGTGTACATCTTTCTTTGGTGACCATAGGGCTTTACGCATACCCAAGTACTGCTGTAATGCACCCAACTGTTTTTGATATTTACTCATCATGTCATCGTAAGCAGTGTCAATGTCAGCAGTGGTAAAATAATCTTCTAAGTCAGCTGCCAACCCACGCGGCAACATACGACCTCCACGTGTGGCTTGAGCTTGTAATTTTTCTATTTCTTTTTTGATGCTGGCCAAATTGCTAATTTTTTCTTGTTTGGCTTGTAGGTCACTTAATTTTGCTGGCACAGGTTGTGGTTGTGCCTGCGGCTGTGTTGCCACTGGTGCTGATTGTGCTGTTTTAGATTTTTCTAGTTGACTTTTTAGCTTGGCCAAATCCATTTGTGTATCAAATTTTTGTTGGCCAAATACCGAGCCTTCGGCCATTTTAGGACCAGGAAGTGCCACATCACGCACATCAATGTCTGTAGGATACTTGTCATCTTCAGCACGGTCAATAATCTTGTTGATCAATGTTAAATGATATTTAGGACTGCCTAATCTATTGATGCCTGAGCCAATGATTTGACTACCACGACTCACAGTTGCACGTTTTGTTCGAGGATCGTAAGTTACTGTATAACCTTGTACTACACTTTTGAGCGGAATACTTGTTGATTCTGTAGCTTCTCCAAATTTGAGTTCGGGTTCAGTTTCAGCTTTGGTATCAGCAACTTTTTCTACTTTGCCAGGCAGATTTATTACATTGTTGGTTTTTTCAACACCGGATGTAGATGGTTGTGGAGTTACTGGCTTATTGATATCCGTAACTCCTGGTAAGACATTGATTGTTTTTGGAATCTCAGCCGGAATCACAGCCGGTTCTCCAACTGTGGGTGCTGGAGGAATGTCGGGTTCAACTGGTTTGATCTTAGCGCCACCTGCCATCTTGGTCATGGCAGCCATAGCAGCCTTACCGGCTTTTTCACGATCAATTTCAGCCTTGGTTCTACGTTTGCGTTTGGGTTTGGCTAATACAGTGGCTGGTTCGCCGCCTACTGTGGCTGGAGTTGCTGTGGGTATTCCACCTTGAGGCAATGCCGGAGCGGCTGTGGTCCAATCTGGTCTGGTATCAGCAGCACTTGGGGGGATCCATGCTCCTCCAGTGGTCGCCGGAGCGGTAGTTGTTGCTGATGCTGTAGTTGCGGTAGTTTTTTCTTTTTCTTTTGGCTTGCGTTTGGCCATGTCTGCTAGTTTTTTAGCTAGCTCAGTGTTTACTGCTCGTAACTGTTGTAAATTTTTTTGTAAGTTATTGTTGTCAGAATCTAAACTGTTGATTTCTTGATCTTGTTGTTGATTAATTGCTGTGATTTGTTTTAGCAATTCATCTTGTTTTTTGTTTGTGTCTTTGACTCTTTGAAATTCTCTTTGATCAGCCTCTTGACTGTCAACAAAATCAGCTGCCATGGCTTCTAAGTCACTGCTGGCAGCAGGATACTTGGCTCGGGCCTGTTGTTTTAATCTTGCGAGTTTGGTACTTTTGAATTTTGGATTGTCTGCAGGCTTAGAACTTTTTTTTTCAAACAGTTTGCTTTGTGCTAGATCATTCAACAGTTTGATAGTTTTTTTATAATCAGTTAGTACATCATATACCAACTGTGCCTTGTCGTTTTGAGTTTCTAAAGTATTGTAATAATCACCTAACATATCTACCCATTGTGCTGACAATTTGTAAGATTGTTTGTTGGGGAAATCAAACTGTACTGGTTGACTGCTTTGATAGGCCTTGATAAAGTTAGCAAGATTAACTATACCGTATTGTTTACGATTTTCATATTCCACAGGCTTGCGGAAGTTAGGGTCTTGTTCAAATAAGTCAAATACAATCATAATTACGCTTCTTCAATATAGTCTTGCGACTGGTTATTTTTTTTCTGTCTTGCACGGAACATTTCAATGGCCATGGTGGCTTCGTCGATGTTTTTAAATCTTGACTTCATTGTACGATTACCGTGACGAATCTCAAATCCTGTGCGTTCATTGCCGTGTATTTCAAACATAGCGCCATTTTCCAACACCATGGATTTAACACAGGCTGATTCAGCATAGGTAGGATTTTCTAATGGAGCAGTTCCTGCTTGAATAACTGGATCTTCTTCTGTGGGGTCTTCGTCTAGCTCTTTGGCTTTGGCAACAAGATCACGGTCTTTTTTATCTTTCTTACCTAGTTCGTGATCTTCTGGCTTGTCGCTGAGTTCGCGATCAATTTTCTTTTCTAGTTTTTCTTCAACGCTGGCCAAGTAGTCTGTTAATGACTTTTTGACTTTGTCTAACAACTTCTCTTCATCAACTTTGGCTTCTTCAACCACTTCCTTGTCTGACTCTTCTTCGTCTTCTTCGCCCACTAACCAACCATCCATTGGATGCTTTTGATAAGGTTTCTTACTCAACGTTGGGCTGATGTTGGCAGGTTTAAACAATGCTGGCAACTGCTTGACACTTTTTTGGTCAGCGTTCAAGCCGTGTTTGACATCTACCGGAGTAATACGTCCTTCTAAGATGGCCAAACGTTCGATGATGTCGCGAATGTCATTGCTCATGTTATGCTCGTTCTTCCTTTAAAAATGATTTCAACATCCAACCATGCTTGCCTTGAGCGTCAATACGTCCGGCAACAAAATCAGCAATGCCTTGTTGGTCTTCTGCGTCAGCTGCATCAAAACACTGATTCAATAAATCAATTAAAGTTTGGTTATCTGCTAATAATTCTGTAAGCATTAATTGAGCACGAGGTACTTTAGTTTGCCCTGAAATTAAACTAAGTTCTTGAAAACGTTCAAAACTACCGGGTGTGTATTCTTCAAGAATGCGAATATATTCAGCAGTTTGATCGATGCTGTTATCATATACTTCTTCGTAAATTTCTCCAAAGAATTCATGAAGACTATGAAAACGTGGGCCTTCTACATTCCAATGAAAAAATTGCGCCTTAATAACAAACGCATACTGTGTGGCCAACAACTGTTTTAATAAATCACTTAGCATTCTTTTTACCTTTGTTTTTTCTCATTCTTTTCGGAGTATTCGGAAAAGGATCGTTAGTATATTTACCAGAAAAGAAACTATCCCCTGATCTTGTGATCATGCCACCGATGGGTGCGGCCACTGTGGCTATAGCGCCAGATCCAGTGCTACCACCACTGGCATTTTCCATTATTTCACGAATTCTCATCATATATCCTTAGTAAATTTTCGCCTTTGATGTTGGCATCACCCAGTTCCACACGCATGTTTTTCACTGTTAATGTAGCTAGATGTGGCGGCACAAGTTCGTGGCGGATTTGATATTTTCCAGGTTCTGCATTAATCTGTATTAGTTCTTCCAAATACACATCATTCCAAATCCAGGTGCGTTCTGTAAATAATTCGTCATTGACATACACACGATAAACAGGAGCTAATCCTTCCCATTCACAGTGTACATCACACAGCACTCGCACAAATTTCTTGGTCATGCTGTATTTAGTGGTTTTAGATTTTAGGAGTTTAAAGACTAAATGGGTCTATAATGACAATTTGGCCGTTTTTTCTACGGCCTAGATTTTCGATAGAACGCAAATCTAACGGTGCTTGACCGCCGATGGCATCTTCAAGATCTTGTGTGGCAAATACCAATCCATCAATCTGCTCTTCGCTTAAACCGGGTGGAAGTGGACGATTTTTACGGAAAGCTTCAAGACCTCGCTCTCCAGAATAACTTATACTGCCCATTAGATCTTCAATGTATTCAAGTACTTGATCTTCGCCACTTAGTGGGTTCAAGTATTCCATTTCATACACAAAGTAAGTTTCGCCATCTACTGTGAAATCCCCAGCATTGTAGATGCGTGGATAGTGTGGATTGCGTTGATTACGCAGGAAGAATCCCACATAAGTTTTTACTATGTCTTCACGTTCGTCTTCGCCTATGCCCAGTACTTTGACCACTGTGCCACGTGGGCCGAGAAATGCTATTTGATCACGGCCTTCACCTAGATAGCCGTAGCCACGATCAGTAAAGTAGTCTTGTATGCGCTGACTTACACTTAGTTCATCGTCGTCATTGATTTCATTTAGTTGTGTTGAGTGTAATCTACGTAATACACTACGGGCAACATCATCTATGAACTTGGAATCATTGCGTTGTGCTTGTAGGAACTTTCTTGAAGCAACAAAACGCAACAAGTCTTCATATGTACGAAACTCTATATTGTTCTGCTTGACTAGTTTTTCAATGCTGTTGACAGCATTGGTAAAATCTACTCCTTCTGTTACTCCGCGCAAGCGATCCATAAAAGTGGGTGCTGGACGTCCTTTGACTTCGCCATGACGTTGATGTTGTCCAGCATAGTCATAATATTTGCCCACAACATCAAATGCAGGCTTAAAAAAGATGGCAGATGGCACTGATGACAGTTTCATTATGCCCACACGTTCTTTGCCTGCAGGTGCAGGTTCAACAGTTTTAGTTTTTGAATTAACAGTTTGTAGCCATGCTTGAGGTTTGAGTTTTACCAACCATGCATGAGGATGTTTGGTAGCATAAAGATCTTTGTTTCTTAGATAATAACTTAGTGGATAGAACCACAATGCTGGGCGACCTTTGCCGTAGCCAATGTACTCCAAATCAAAAGCAGGATCATCTACGTCAGGACTGTGACCAAATGATTGTCGGGCACTATAGCCTAACTTGTCTTGATCTGTAAAACGCACATAGTAATCATCTATGTTGCCGCCATCTTTTCTAAAGTCAGCAACTATTTGATCACGCACAGTGGCTTCAGATAGAAACTCTTGTGCTCGCATTACAATCCTGCCAAAGGTCTTGAACCCAAGTTTGTAATACGATCAGCTGAAATAGATGTTGTAGATTTATACCAACCATCTTGATATGTCAATGGAATATCACGAACGTCAATCTTTAATAAGTTTAGTTCTTCATCGGACTCTTCTATTCTAGCATACATCCATTGGGCAACTTCGTATAATTCAGCTTTTAACTTTTTTGAGTTGCCTTGATCAACTACCAAGTAAACGTTGCCTTCGCTAGGACGTAAC